GCATGGATAAAATCTGTTTACTACATCAGAAACATTTGTATATGCTCCTGGATTTTCTATTTTAGATAAATAATAAAAACAAAATTGATAATTACTTGGTGTGCTTGTGCTTGATACACTAGAAGCCGGAGTAGCATATAAAAATATGCTAGGATTAATTTTTCTTTCTACATAATATTGAGAAGGAGTTCCTTGTGTTAATTTGTTTGGAGTAGCATTATATGTAGATCTACTTATTTGTGTTAACGCAATATCTTGTGGTGCAGTTGTAGTAGTGTTGTTTCTGTAAAAAGCTTCTAAAGTATCACTAATATCATTTGGAAAATTAACAGAATCAGTTGCATAACTATATTCTGCTTGACCTAATACTAAAGGCACTTTAGCTAATTTTACTTTCCATAAATGTACACCTCTATTCTCCCACTCTTGAAACATTATATTTAATGATCTTCTTGCTGATCTTAATTGATAACCTGTTCGTGTACCTCTTATATTAGTTCTTTCAAAAGCTTCTTCTATAATATCATCTATGGCTGGATTAAACTTATCTGTAATTCCAGAAGATGCTGTGATAGTCGGAGCTGAACCACCCATACCGGCATGTTGAGTGCAATAATAAAATAATGGAGGGACAGTTTGATCGGTTGTTGTAGTTGAGTTACCTACAATAATTGTAGTGTTTGATCCAGCTTGTCCAGATACTCCTGTAGTAGTTACACCTGTAGTGTAAGCTGCCGCGGGTGAGTTATTTGGATTTGTAGAAAATGCAAAAACGTGAGTGCCATTAGTAGTAGCAGAAGTGTCGAAGATATATGTATTACCTTCTTGTAATTGAATAGTCGGGCTAACCGTACCATTAATATAGTATTTACTTCCTGTACCATATTTGTTAGTTCCAGTTGCAACCGTAACTGTATAAGTAATTGTGGCCACCTAAGACTCCTATCCAAACAGAAATGTTACTTTGTCAACATTAGTTAAAGTAGCGTGTAAATCTGTCGTAAATCTTATTCCGTCTCCTGGAATTTCAATTTGATAAGTAGTTTCTTCACCAGCATTAGATGCACCTAGTGGTGTATCAAATACCGCTCTCGATGTTCCAGTAGCACCACCATCTTTTAATTCAATTGATCCTGCTGTTGTGTCCGCAACAAAATAAATTCCTAAAAGTCTAGCGGGTCCAGCAAAAACAGTTCCAGTCGCAGTCAGTCTTTTGGCTTGTACATTGGAAATATAAGTTCCCATTTTTTCTCCTTAAGTTATGTGTGGGCCGAAGCCCACACTAATTTATTTATTATTCAGTATCAGAAGATGAAGAGAATCCAAGTAATTTTACTTTGAAAACTGTATCACTTCCTGGGTCTGAATTAACAGTAAGTGTTAAAGTAGCTGGTGCTGCTGTAGCTGCTGCTGTAGCTGCTGCAAGATCAACTATACCACCTGCTCCGTTAGATGCAAAGTGTCCTTTGAATCCTGCAGTGTTGATAGCGATAACTGTACCCATACCATCTAAATATGCATCAGGGTCAGCTGCTGTTCCTACGTCTGTTAAATAAACTCCATTTGTTGCAGCTGTAGTTACAACTACGACTGCTGAAAGCACAATAAAGTTAGTTGGCATTGTAGCAGTTGAAGTTCCTGTAGTTGCACCATTTGCAACTGTAACAGATTGTTCAAAAACTTCTAAACCAATATCAGTAATTTGTTTACCTGTTGATGTATTAAAGTTTACTATATCAAAACCGTTTTCAGATCGAACTGGTCCTGAGAATGTAGTGTTTGCCATGTTATATTCCTCCTAGAATATATGAATACTGTCCTCTAGGTTTGTCGACTATACGCGTCAGCATTCATGTTAGTTTAATGTATAGTGTGATAAATATACAATAGTTTTTAGTAGAGTGCAAGAGAGCTTATAGTGCGGAGTGAATTTCCAACGATGTAGCTTTTTATTAAGTAGCTACAGAAACTTGTGGAGCAGCGCCTTCAACGCTATTCTGTCTGTGGGCAATTTTAGCTTCTTCAAGCTTAATGTCAGTAATGACTTGTTTAACTTTGTCATCAATTCTGACCATGTCAAGAGTATATCTACCATTAGATAGCCACTCCTGTTCCCACTTCAACTCCAAGGACCTTTTCTGTTTGTAAAGGTCTTGTATCATCAATAACCTCCTCATAAGTTATTCGATTTATCTTAGGATCGTTCATTTCTCCAAGATAATCCCATTTTACACCTTTTTCTCCCAGTTTGTCAAGTATAGCTTTTTCAACACTTTCAGCGTTGTCTTCTGCCGAAATACTAAATTTAGCATGATGTTTATAAGCATATATATTAATTAGGAAGTTTTTCATTCTCTCACCTTATTTAAAAAAAGGGGCCGAATTGTGATCGGCCCCTAAATTAATTATTTATTATGCAGTTCCTGGTGAACCAAATACACCTCTAGGGTCTGAGAATCCGAATACGTATCTCTCTCTAGCTTTGTATCTTACGTTGCCAGTATCAAAGTCACCTTCCATAGTAGTTTTGATAGGTGATCTGTTGAAATGTTTTAGACCATTAGGCACGTCTGTTTTGATAAAGAACGCATCAGGATCAGTTAAGTAATGGTTTACAGTATAACCTTCTGGAACCATTCCCATGTTCTTGATAGCGTTGATATCGTTATCAGCAGTACCTGTTCTACCTTCAGACTTCATAAGTCTGTCAGCAGTAAATTGAAGCGCAGAAGGAATAATCATTTTCATTCCTCTAGCTGCAATTTTTAGGCCTCTTTCATCAGTGAAAGCCGCAATGTCGATTAAAGACTGCTCTAATGAAGTTTCGTTTAAGTCAGCTGCTGTAGCTAGCTCATTTCTGAAAGTTCCAGAAAGAGTAGGGTGAGCATCACTTAATAAAGCAACTCCATCGCCGCCTGCGTATGTATTGTCAAATCCATTGTTCAATACTGCAGCGCCTTTAATTTGCTTAGTGCTTGCCATTGATCTTGCTAAAGCTTTTGTATATCTAGACGCAAGTCTGTCATACAAGTTATCTTCGATCGCTTCTTCAGTGATCGCAAATGCTAAAGCAATTGTTTCGTTTGTGTAACGAGCTGTGAAAGTTTCTTGTGCATCATCGTATGATACGCCTTGACCTTCAGGTTTAACAGAAGCATTTCCGAATCCAGATAACATTACTTCCTCTTCGAAAGCTCTGTCTGAAGTTTCTGTATCGAAAATTTCTGCAGCTTCGTTTGCATATTGTCTGTACTCTAGTCCGAATAAAGCATTCAAACCAGGTTCTAACTCTTTTACGAGTTGTGCTCTTGATATAGCCATAGTTTATTTTCTCCTTATTCGCTATTAGTTGTACAAGTGCGAGCCTTTAGCGATCATAACAACAACATCACTTCCGTCGCTTGTATAATCGTTTTGACCCGGGATATTAGCACCTCTTACAAGAGTAAACATAGAAGTTGCAGCAACTGATGAGATTCTTAATCTTTCATCAGACATACCGCTAATTCCTGTCGCGCCATTATCACCTGTGTTATAGTTTAACCCAACATCATTTTGTTGCCAAGCTGATCCACCAACTCTTATATTGAATTCCTGATTAGGATTGTCCAATACAAAAGCAGTTCCATCGCTTGAGCCTGTGTTGTAGTCCACCGCAAAGTTTGTTCCACTCGTTACTGAGTTTGCAAACGTCGGTTTTGATGTTCCTGAATCTATATAGAAAGCGCCATTAAAAACACCTACTAATAGAGGAGAAGAAGCTGTTGTCCAGCCAATTCCACCAGGATTATCGTCATCTGTTGAATCGTAGGTAGCATCTTGAATATAACCTTTTTCAGCTGCCTGAGTTCCTGCATTTAAAGAAACTGGGTCGCCTTTGAAAATTGTATTAAAAGCTGCGCCTGCGTAATCATATAGCTTGTATTCAGATTGACCAGAAGTTGCAGGTGTTGAACCCACAGTCATTACTGCTCTACATCCGTATCCAGCTGTACTATCGTTAGCCATAGTTTATTTTCCTTTTCTTAAGTGTACCTGCCCTTGCGGGCCTCCAGTACGGTTAACATTTTTTTGTTGGTAAGAAATTACTAAAAGATTATTTCTTTGAACCACCAAAAGTTACACGAGTCTGCCTTTCATTATTGATTGGCATACTTGGGTGCTGTTCCTTAAGAATATCGTTATTCACTGCTTCATCACGTGCTTTATTTTGATCTCTATAATAAGCTTCACGTTGTTGCGCGATTTCTTCGGGTATCCTTGCCAGCACAAGGCCTCCTACTCCGATAACACCAGAATATTTTCCTGTTGTCAAAGATGGAAAGTCTTGATCTGGATATTCGTCTGATCTGACTAATTCCCAGCCTTCTCTAAGTTTTCCTGACATATTTTTAGTGTCATCAAAACCTAGGACTTCAACTCTAATCCATCTATGTCTGTACCCTTGGGGTGCAGGTGGTGCATCGAGTGATGAGGGTGGAGTCCAAGTTGTAGCTTTTTTAAGCTTGTCTCTTGTTTGACTCGCACGAGAAGTTTTCATTTTTTCATTTTCCATATGCTTATGCTCCTTCCGTGATATTTAATTGTTTCGCATACTCTTCGAGTGGCACGCCTATTCTTTTAGCAATTGCTACCTGTGATGGCGAGAGTTTCACAGTTTTTCTGCGTCCTGTTGCTGCTGGACGATTAGCTGAAGCTACATTTTGAGCAGGTCTTGCTCTTTTTGTAGTATTGTCATCAATCTTATCAAATTTATGCGGAAATTCAACCCTTATTCTTGAGTCAACTTCTGTATAATATTCATCAGATTTAGGATCATAGCCTTCTTCTTCTACGAGCTTTTTATGTATATCAAAAGCTGTATAAGTCATAGCAGTATCATTACCGAACCATGGATTTTTTGTAGCCCATTCTTCTGCTTTAGGGTCCGATTGTTGTGTAGGTTGTTGTTGTGGAGTAACATTAACCTCTTTTTCTTTAGGTTGTGCTACTTCTCTAGCTTTTAAAGCGTTAACTCTAGCAGACTCTACAGTTAAATTTGCTAACTGTTCTTGAGCTGCAATTTGTCCTTCAACATCTTGAGATTCAATTGCAGTTTTAAGAGCTTGTCTTGCTGCTGCTATACTACTAGTTACTCTGCTTTCAAATTCGCTAACATAGTTTTTATCTAATTTAGATAATCTTTGTTCTGCTTGATTTTTTTGTTGAGTAACTGATTGAGCATATTGAACAGCTTCCTCTCGCTGTCTTTCTGCTTCTCTCATTTTACGAGTTAGTTTAGCAATTCTTTTTTGAACGCCTTCACTATATTCTTTTAACTCATCTTTTTCTTCTTTTTTTTCAAGTTTAGTTTCTCTTTCGTTTTCAAAAGATTTATCTACTTCTTTAGTAGGTTCCTTAACTTGTTCAACGTCGATCTCTTCTTTTACTTCCTCTTGTTTGACCGCTTCGCCTTTATCATCTAAATCAATTTCAGCACCAACTGTTTCGCCGACATCAATTAGATCTTCGTTCTTTTTTTCTTCTGGCATAGTTCCTTCCTATGTTAAATTAAATGAAGAAGTGATTCAGGATTTTTAACAGTTCCTAAAACTTCATCATCGTTTAGTATTCTCACCTCACCACCTTCTATTGGTAGTCTTGATCCTGCATATCTTGCAAAGATCACCCAATCTCCTTTTTTGCACCAAGGCTTACCAAATTTTTCTGTATCCTTGTATGCTAAATCTCCCATCTTTAAAACATAGCCACAAGTAGTTGCGATTCTAGCTTTGTCTAAAGTTTCTTGAGAAAATAATATTCCACCTTTTGTTTTATTTTTTGGCGTAAAAGGTAAAACTAAAATTCTATAACCAGAGGGTTCTGGTAATTCATCAACAGTATCTTGTCCTATATTATCAGGATTTAAAGGTTCTGGTTCAGGGGGTAAATCTTTTTTTTCTTGCTCGTATTTTTCTTGAAGTCCAAGTTTAATTTTTGGTACTTCCTTTTCCGTTTCCGATGTCGACAACGTTTCCTTGCTCATCTTTTTGCTCCTTTGGTTTTAGCAGGTTAGAGATATCCTGTAATGTTAATTGTATGGCGTGTGCCTGTCCTACTAGATACTTATATTTCTCCATATTGTCAACCCCTCCAGCCAGGATTGCATCTCCAATGTGTTGTAATCTATCTTGTAAAGATCTTTGGATCTTTATTATTAATTGCATATCGTCCATTACTCTTCTCCTTGTTTTTCTCTAAAATCTTCTAGCACTTGTAATCTTTCTTGCGCTGTTGCAATTTTATCGAATTGTTTATCTAATTCTTCTATGTGTTGTGGATGTTCACCAATACCTACGCTATTTTCTAAATATATTTTAACAATAGCATCTGCTTCTGCGATTTGTGATTGATATCTTGCTTCTAAAGCGTCTAGTAAAACTGATTTAATTAACATTTCCATCTTCTACGTGCCTGTCTAAGTCTTGAATTTGGATTGGCCGCAGCTTTAGGAAATTGTTTCATTTGTCCTGCACTTCTTGCGCAGTATGATTTTCTTCTCTTCGCTGCAGCAGAACCTTTTTTAACTTTTCCAGTCACTGCTGTTTTTAGTTTTGAACCGGGATTTTTTCTTCTGTAGGCAGCAACACCGGCTCGTGTCATACCTGC